CCCACAAGGGCTTTCGCCCTCCTCACCGTTTAAAACGGAGAGGCCATCCGCAGCTTGATGTCGACGGCATGCGGGCGTCCAGAACGCCTCAAATGATTCTCGTCATCCGGCTCTCTTAAATGGCTCATCTTTTGGGATGATCCATTCAGAGATGCCTTAGTCAAGAAAAACTTGAGTAGGGCACCAGGTCCATCCAGAGGATTCTGGGGGGACCTAGCGGATATTACATAGCCCTTGACAAGGGGGCTATGCAGGGTTGCATGCATTTTATGGGTTTCATACCCAAGAAATGAATGACGCCCTAACACCCTTGATGAGGGAGCTACAACCGGATAGTGTTTAAGTATCCGACGTAGTTCCTCATCTAGCCACTTACACGTTGCCCAGTAACCAGCATAGTACATCTGGTTACGAAAAGCAACGAGTGAGATGACTTGGGTGGCGTCCTTCCGTCGTGCAGGGAATTCCTTGCGGAAGCGGACAATTGAAACGTCCTCTCCCATAAAGTACTCCTTGCCACAAGACTCTCTGAACCTACCGGTCCAGAAAGACTTGCGGGTATTAACTCGAGCACCAAAATGCTCGAGCATACCTACGACGGAGCGCACAGTATCTACGGGGACGATGATATCATCACCGTAGATGCGCACCTGTCCGATTAGATGTTTAACATCTTCTCGGCAGAGTGGCTGGTTGAGCTCTCGCTCAATCCCCATGAGGACTAGTGTCAAGAACACCATGGCCTCAAAGGGAAAAGTGAGAGCCGAACCCATAGACGCGTACTTGGCTAAGCGTATAACGCCATGGCCTCGTACCTCAGCCTTCCGCGAACGTACTGCGTCAACAGCCTCATGCAGATGAGGGTGATTACGCAGCATAGCTCGGACGAGCTGATTCGAAACACGATCGGATGCCTCACTGAGATCCAGTGTGGCGAGGGACCCATCTAAGGATCCTACTCTAGCCAAAAGCTGGTTAGGCTCCTGGTCATCGAACCCGATCAATCCCGGCAAGATGTCATCCTTGCGTAGGGAGTCAAGCATCGCGCGAAGGATCCCCTGCTGTGCAAATTGCATAGCAGTGGGTTCGATAGCGATGATGCGGGGTGTTTTGAGCGTTTTAGGAACGGAGATAACCTTAACGGGTATTTCCATCCCAGGTTCGAGGATGTCAACCGACTCATACAGATCATAGTATGAGTGGCTAGGGAAGATGTGGTCCCCGAAGGGAAACACATTTTCCAATCGCCTGGTCCAGACCTGCTGATCGTACTTCTGGTTTCCCAGCAGACGATCTGCAGTACTTCCTGGGCCATGCTTTCCTCGGATGTCGCCGTAGTAGATCTCACGATCAACCCGGCTAAACATACGAGCGAAAAGTAAATCAGACATGCGACAGAAAGCCTCAAAATCAATTGGGCTCCTTTCGCTATCTGATTGGCGGACATCCTGCTCACACTTAATAAAGTCCAACATTGCCTTTCGCTCCCTCGCATCGCTGCAAGGAAGAGAAATCTTACCGAACATCAATGTTAGTTGACGAATGGCAAGTACTGCATCAACGTTGGGCTTATTAAGCAACCTACCACTGGCACGGTCGAAGACAAGATCGAGGAAACCTCCGAGAAATCGGGGGAGACCTCCTTTCCACTGGAAACCAGTGAAAAGACTGCGATCAACCTGACCAAGGTCAAGACTTCTTTCGAAGTCTTTTCCACAGTCGGGAAGGGTAATCGTTAAAAACGAGATACCCTCGTGCTTCGACCTCCCTTGGACTGTTTTCCAGTCCATGGTGGTGCTGGTGCAACATCTAGTGGCTGATTCTTCAGCCACCTCCTTCCAGAGCCGCAGTAGGCTTTTCAGAAAGCCCTCCTTAAATAGAGGTGGTTTCTCCTAGCCTATTGCATTCTCCGTAGCAGTAGACGGAAAATCCGTTTAAACGGACAATCCGCCCGCCGCTGTGACCAGTACCCCGAGAGTGAACCACAGGAGTGCCGTTGCTGTAACAAGCAACGCCACAAATGCGATCTGCTTTCGGGACACCTAGCTCTCGCCTCCAAGAAGC